TTCTTCTACTTCTTCTAAAAAAAATGGAAGCATCGAACAGCTAGTAAATATATATAAAATAAAAATATAAATATATTTCATTTTTTTCTCCAATTTTATTTGTGTCAAAATTTTAATTTTCATACATTGTAAATTTCACACTATAACAAAGGAAAAATCATGGCCACAAAAAAAGAATCTCATCATGAACATCATGGAAAGCATCATTTAACACATAAAGAAGAAATTAAAGGTGGCGAACATAGTCATTCACACCATCATAAAATGGTTAAACATCATTTGGGAGAACTCGCTAAAATGGCAAAACATGGTCACCAACATATGGCGAAACATAAAGGGAAATAATTATGGCTAAGAAAAAAATCAAAAAAGAAAAGATAGCTGTAAAGGCAAAAATAGGAAAAAAATAATGCATAAAAAAATAATGCAGAAAGCTTCAAAAGCACTAGAAAAAGATGCTTCAAAATATACTAAAGAAGCAAAGAATGCAAAAGGAAAACATAAAAAAGAAGAGTTGACAGAAAAAAAAGAAGCTCTTTCCGCTGCAAAAGATCTGAAAAAAAGAGCAAAAAAAGCTCACGAATATTAAAATATAGAAATGCAGAATTTACAAAATAAAACCACTCCGAGAACATTTTCATTTGAAGATGTTGAAAACGCCTTTGCGCAAGGCTTGATCTCCTTAAAAGACTTCGCAGAGGTGCTTTCAGATAATTTCGGAAAGAAAAAAGCCAGGAAAATTTTAAGAAATAATCTCGATGAATATTTGAAAGAAATGAAAATGACTTGGGAAGAACGCCAAGAACATTTGCAATTGATTTCATTTCTTATTTAGATCTTTCTTTTAAAAGATCCATATTATTTTCTCTCTTTGAATTTCCATTCTTGCGGAGGATTCATTGTACACAAATCATGATAAAATTTATAGCTTTTGTCTATAATCTCAGCGTGTTTTTGTAAATCTGGGTAAATTTCTATGATTGCTATTTCCTGTTTGTGATCAGGAAAATAACTACAATAATAACATTTCTCACAATCAGTTACAGCAAGACAGTGTTGCATTTGATCTTTATAATATTCGGCTATTACCCCTGAAATTGCTTGTTCATGACTTTTCAAACTAGGGCATTTAATTTCACATATAAAACGCATGCAATGAGATATACCATCTAAACTGGCCATCATCCAAGGGTGTTTGTCACTTATGACCACAATAGGGTTAAATTCGATATCCAGTGTCGTATTTAAAAGTAATCGCGCAGGTTCTTCCAAAAGATTCCCACGCTTCATTTTTTCATTACAAATATCAGGCTCTCTGATTTGTAATTTTTGTTCCCATAATTCAAGCTTTGATTTCCATATATTTGATCCTGTCAAAATACTTGAATCAGTTCCGGTTATCTTGCTTAATCTAAGATTTTTCCATTCATCAGAACCTTGTTGAGTATTAATTATTTTCATTTTATGCTTTAACCTGTGATTCAATATTACGCTGAATTGCTGTTATTGTTGGCTGATATGCCTTTTCTGGTAAATCTTCAAATTCTGTAACATTCCATTTATCTTTTATGTATTTGATATAATTTTCCTTAAATGTGTCATTGGTTTTTGCATATCCAATCATAATTTCAGTAAGTTGATCGAATGTTATTTTCGTTTCTTGTGTCAAATTTGTGTCAGTTTTAAAATTATCTATTTTTATATCATGTGATATTTTCACACATTCTTGTTTTTTTTGTTGTGATATTTCTTCACATTCAACTTGTTCTAATTTTTCAACTTCTTTCGCTTCTCTTAGTTCCCCTTCGACGTAACTATTTCCAATTACATCCGGAAATAATCTTCTAGCCAATCTAGACATGCAACGATTATAAAGCATATCGGCTGGGTATTTTTTCCATACATTACCGCCAGCCAGACCAGCTTTTATAGCATCATCCATAGAAAAGGATGTCTCAAAAGAATCACCGTCACTACGAGTCCCTAAAAGCGTGCAAACAATATCATTGGAAATTATTATCTTAATGCTGTGTCCAGCTCTTCTGATTAATCCATTCATAAGCCTAGAAGAGATTTCTATTTTTCCTTGGATATTCCAGATCCCTCCATTAAGCGCAAGCATAGGACTTACTCCTAATTCCCTTGCAGCAAGCAAAACCATGAATATCTTAGATTGTTGTCCAACTCCGCTATATAATCCGCTATCTTGAGCATTTCTAGCTATTACCTGAAGCATTTGAAACTCTTGTTGTGATGGCATCATATTCCCTTGAACTTGTGGCACGTTTTCTGTTTTTTCTAATGGATTCATTTTTTCCTTTACATCTTAAATTTTTTTTTATATGACAAGAAATGCATAGATTTCTAGTTTTTGTTTTTTTTATTTGGTTCTGCCGGAAATGGCTTATCATTTCCGGCTTTTTTTAATCTATATCATAAATAATTTCTTGAAATTCTCTATCAATCTCATCTTCATAGCTATTTGTAAGCTGTCCTAAGTAGCATAATGCGTTATGCCATTGTAAACCAAAAGAGTCGAACATTTTTATACAGTTTTCATCATTGTAATGAGACCATGCGATAGATTCAGCTATTTCTTCCATAAATTCGTCATTTTTCAAAACAGATTGAATCATCTCCATGAATTCCGATGATTTTTTATCTGCCCACCTATTTTTCATCTCTTCATATTCTTCAACATCAAAAGTTCTCATTAAACCCCTCCAAACATATAATTTATTTCTCTTAATTCATTTGCCATCTTATACATCTCTGCGGCTAGTTGATCTAAATAGAATGCATAATCAGTATTGTAAATCCGTTCTCTATTTGAAAACATTTCCAGCTTCTCACTCATCAGTGAAAGCGTTTGTATTGATGCTGCTATTTCATTCATATAATTCCCTTGTTTTTTTGTGGTGTTTCGTATATGATCAGTATTGTTTCATAAATGAAACATTAACGCAAGAGAAAAATAAAAATAAAGAGAAAAAATGACCATTAAATTACTGGATTATCTAAACACATTAGGAATTGGACATAATTTTTTCGCAAAAAAGGTTAAGACTAGCCCTGCGACTTTAAGCAGAATTCTTAAGCAACAACAATTACCCAGCATTGAAACTGCTATTGCTATCGATAAAGAAACAAAAGGTGAAGTTTCGGTATACGACTGGAGCTTAGAAGCCAAACAACATAACGATGCTTGCAATCAAACAGGGGATAAAAACAATCGGCACCATAATAAAAAGAATCATCCGAAATTCTGAATCATATTTATATGCCAATATGAGTTCTTCGACGATTTCCTTCATAATACCTCAGAGTTAAATATAATTTAATGTTTAAACCCTAAGAAGATTCTTGAAAAGAATTTTTAAATTATATAGAAAAAGCTAGCGTCCCAACACCACATCGAAACGCTAGAAACAAAGGAAAATATGATAATCCGCCTACATTATATGCCGATTCTTCATTTATATGCAAGTTATTGGCGGTATTTATGAAGATTAATTCAAATATACCCACCTGTTTTAAATGTTCTGAAAAAATATCCTCTCTTGGATACCCCTGCAACTCCCTCATGGAGTTAATTTTAGATCTTTATTTTGAATCAATCCCTTTTACATACCATGATGGAAATGAAAATGACCGAATTTTTAAAGTACCTTTGGAGTTTTTGGAATCAAAAGGATTTATTCTATCCACTGAAGTTGAATATGAGTGGATACAAGTTATTCCTAAATTTAATAAAAATAATATCAATAATCACTCTAAGGCTTTGTGTTGGTGCTAAATCGATCGAATATGATATATTATTAAATGATAATGCCCCGACTGGGGAGTCGAGGCATATTCGAGCTGGTAGCTCTATAGATGATCTGGATATCTCTATAGTAGCATCCGGCATATTTAACTGCAACAGTTATGTGAGATGCTATGTCTGATTTAGAGATTCAAGATCAAAGTTCTAATCATCATTACAGAACTGAACTTCCAAATATCCTTTTTGAGCTAGGCTTAAAGGCAAATGAATTTTCTCTTTACTGTGCTTTTAAAAGATCTGCTGGAGACTCAGGATATTGCACAAAATCAGCAAAAACACTTTGTAAGGAAGCTGGAGTTGGTGAAAGATGTTTTGTAAAATTAAAAAGATCTTTATCTAAAAAAAATAAAATACTTGGAAAATCTTTAATATCTGTCAAAAAGAGAATGAAGTCTGGTGCACATGATACCGATTTTGTAACAATAAATGATATTTGGCCTGAAAATTATAAGTTTTTCATAGATAAAAAAGAGGGAGGTACCGCAAAAATGCAGGTACCTGCAAAAATGCACCAGGTACCGCAAAAATGCAGGGAGGGTACCGCAAAAATGCAGGATAAAGAAGAACAACTTAAGAAGAACCATATAAAGAAAACAACAACTACCAATAAAGAAAAGTCGCCGTCGTCGTTTTCGAATGAAATTTCTCAAGAAGAAAAAGATGCTGCTAAAAAAGCTTTTGATTTTATTTTGCTAAGATCTAAAAGCGATTCTGATGAAAAATGGAACATAGATTTAAAAACACTCGAGAAATATTTCCATGTGTACGGAATTGAATACACTACGGAACAATTCAATTATCTTCTGGATAGAATGAACAAATACAGACTTAACAAATCAAAACCAGGAAATAAAATCACAGAAATCGACGATCCCAAGGTTTATTTCAAAAAAGCATGCTCTGAAAATTATGCAAAATCATTGCACTTAAACGAGTTAAACAATAAAATAAAGAAAATTGAATAAAGATGGATTAAAAAATACTAAAAACAGATGAAAACAAAAGAGATATCGCATGAACGCATTTGAATTTAAAAGCTACACACAAACGCCAAATGACCAATATGGAATGCTTGGTATTGTTAAAATTAAACTTTATGGAAAAATTGTAGTTAATTTTAAACATGTTAAGACTAAAGATGGCACAAATTCATTTTTTTGCACCAACAATTACGTCATGACTGATGCAATGGGTGAAAAGAAATATCTGCCATGTGTTTTGCTAGATAGCCGCGATGATGAAGATGAGTTACAAGGTTTTATCCGAGATAATGTAAATCG